GACGGGTGACCGCGCGCACGTTAGCCGCCCAGGGAGCGACCTTTTCGGTCATATCCGCGGCGCTGGCGGTCTGCGATGCGCTGAATGCCTGCCACGCAGCGACTGCCTCGGCGCTGGCAAACTGCTTGTCCATCAGGTCCAACTGGAACTGATTATCCAGCTTCTTCTCGCGCAGTCGCATCCAGGTCGTCGCGAGGCTGCCGACCATGCCGAACAGACCGCCAGACCCAGCGTTGAAAAGCAGTTCCGTAAACCAACTCATCAAAAAAGGCGCTGGCGTTAAACTAGATCTGCGCAGCTTGGCGGAATACCTCGTCGATCTGTTCTGCTGTGAGACTGAAGGCAGAGCCAAAGGAGAGAACCAGAGGATGCGTGCGCTTAATCTCTGCCGCGTATTCCCACAAGATCTCGGCCTCGGCTTCCTTGTCGACGTCCTCGATGGCAGCGATCAGAGCGAGCACGTCGTTCGGCTTGATGTTGTGCAGACGGCGCAGCGCGATCCGCAACTGCGCAGGACCGACCGCTTCTGGAACAGGCCCAGGAGGCGGAGGCGGAGGCGGATTGTCAGCACGCCAGGTTGCGAAGTCTACCTCGTTGAGCAGCAGCCAACCAGCAGCTACAGGATACGGCGATGCACCGTCCCACAAGATGCAGTTTACCTCCTTTTCCGGAGAAATCAAAAAGTGTCTCATAGGTAAGTGATCACGATTACCACGCCGTCGCCACCGTTGCCGCCTGCTCCGGAGTCAACAACGGCGTTGACTCCCGCGCCACCGCCACCGCCTCCGCAACCACGACCGCCAGCGCCGCCAGCTCCAACCGGTCCGGTCGTGGTAGCTGATCCGCCTCCGCCTCCGTTTCCACACAGAGAGTACGTCGGACCGGCTCCGGCTGATCCATTTCCGCCAGATGTACCTGCCGCACCACCGCCTCCAACTGCATAAAAGCCTCCTTGGCCTCCAGCAGCACCTTGTACCACAATATTTGTGTCACTAATTCCCGCTCCTGCGCCGCCACCAGAACCGCCATAAATTGAACTTCCAGCACCAGTCATTGTGCTGAGGTTTGAAGCACCGCCGGAAGCACCTCCCCACTCAGTAGATAAGCCTGCGGTTGCCGATCTCCTACCTGCTCCGCCAGTTTGTATGGCAGTTGAGCTACTGCTTTGAAACCCACTTTGAGTTCCGCGCGTGACGCTTCCACCATCGCCACCTTCCCGTGATGTAGCGACAATTCCTCCGATTCCGCCGCCGCCGCCACGCGCTATAATCCAATTTCCGAAGCTAGAATCGCCGCCAGTATTGCCAGCGTTGCCATCAGTACTGCTTGCAGTAACTGCTGCTCCACCTGTTGCGCCAGCTCCAACCGTAAGCGTTTCAGACGCGCCAAGCAAATCCGCATTGAAGGTGTTTTTCGCACAAGCGCCACCACCTCCACCGCTACCACCTAGTCTTGTACTAGATGCAGCGCCTTTACGACCAGAAGCACCACCGCCGCCACCACCAATACAGATCACCTCAACGACCTTAGCGCCAGTTGGCTTCGTCCACGTCGTGCTTGATGTGTAAACAGTCACGGACACCCCACCGCCGCCAGCAGCAGCACTGATCCAGGTTGTGCCGTTGCTTTGTAAAACGTTGCCGCTAGTACCAGGCGCGACGGTAAGAAAACTCGTCGTGCCGTTCCCAAGGATAACGTTGTTAGCCGTAACCGAAGCCAACCCAGTTCCGCCGTTGGCAACCGGCAGCGTCCCAGTCACAGACGCCGTGAGCGAAACATTCGTGACCGTGTTGCTCGCACCGCTGATCGTCTTGTTCGATAGCGTGGCCGTGTTGGTTGCCGTCAGTACATTCGACGGCGTGATGATGTCGGAAAGATTAGCCATGACTTATTCTGGTTGAGCCGGCCAAGTTACATTGAAAGGAAATCCGGCCTGATCCGGTAGGTCGCGCAGTGCTTGTCGATAGTTTGCCCAAGCGTTCTTTGCGACGTTGTCTAGTGGCGTGTCGTCGACTTGCGTCCAATCTGTTTCGGTCAGCTTTGCGTTTCGTTCGCTGCGCACCTGCTTGGCCTTTTGCGCCTCAATTTCCGCTTGTTCCTCGGCCGTAAACTTCCGCCACTGTTTTGTTTCGATGACTTCGGTTTCCGTAATCGTGAACGTCGAACCAACAAATTTCTCGTCAACGATCCCTTCCTCAATGCGAGATGGCAGCCAGCCAAGCGGCCGCAAATCATGATCCGATAGCCAATTGAGACCGGAGATGTTTCGCCACGATCTAGGAAGACCGCGTGGACCGTCGACGATGGCATTGTTTTCGACGAGGCAGTAGTTCATTTGTTAAAAGTGGCGACGGCTTCCTTTAGCTCCTTCATACAATGGCCCCACTGACCAAACTCGACCTGACGGAAAAGCCTCATTGAGTCGTAGTAAGGAGTTTGAGGACCAGGCATGGCGTAGAGGTAGTATCCCATGACTGGAATGACGACCCAGGTCGGAACGCCCATTGCAGCGGATAGATGCGAAACCGACGTGCAGGAACTGATAACTAAGTCACAGGATGCTACAGCCTGCTGCGTGTCATTCCAAGTCTCGAGCGGCACAAGTGCGACCCAATGCGGCTTAAACTCCAGATCCGCGTCGCGCTGGAGGCTGATATATTCGACATCCGCTCGCTTTACTGCATCAAAAAACGGGTCGGCTGGGAAAAGCTTGTGATGCTGCGCCTCAAACTCCTTGTTTCCCGACCAGCGCAGGCCAATGCGGATCTTGCCTGCTTCTGGCTGAACTGGGCGGCTGATGTAGGGCGCACCACTTAGGTCAGTCAAACCAAGGCCAAGATACAACGGCGCCGACATTGCCGGCAGCCAGCAGTCGTGATAAACGCCGTATTCTGCTCCCCGCTGCACGAGACAATCACGCGGCATCCTCGTCTGCTAAGATCAGCAGCATAGCGAACTTGATGAATCTGATCGCCCAAGCCGCCTTCTAGGTAGAGCAAGACGGTTCCCTTGGTTTTGCCGTCCCATTCGGGCTGTGGAGTCTTGGGGGCGCTATTTCCGAACACGCCAACCTTGCGGCCTCGATGCAGCAGCGCGTAGCCGTCCTCAATCTTGCCTGCGTTTAGCTCGTACCATCCGCGATTGAATGCGGCCTTGTGGTCGTTAGGACGTTCCGACTTTAGTTTGTCTGCAATGCGTCGACCCTCGGCAAAATTGCCCATCGTCGATGCTGTCAGCTGTAGATCAAGATCATCAATGACTGGCGTCGTTCGCGGTTTTTCCATCCAAAACTCGGGCTGGCAAAACTCACCGTAGTGATGACCTAAAACATCGTGAGGCGACTGATTGTGCTGTCGCCCTAGCTTCGGCTTGATGTCGTGAAGGCCAGCGACGCCGTGCAACACTTCGTCGTCTTCCTTTACGGTCGATCCATCAATGCGGTCAAAGTCGTAGTCAAACGGATCGAGGCCGAGGAAGTCGTGGATGCGCTGAAGTTGTGTGCGCGGGTCGGCCAGCAAGTCTTCGTACTCTACAAATAGGAAGCATTCTGGATCGGCTTGATAGCCAGCCTGCAAGACCTGATAGGACGATTTTAGATGCGCCGTCAGTCCTGACTGCTGAATGAAGTCGTCTAGGTTTTCTGGCTTTGCTACGCGAACGAACGAGGCCATGCAGTCTGGCACGCTGCGAACCGTTGCGATGATACGCGGCTTGTGGCCTAGCACTTGAGCCATTGCAGAAACAACTACTGGGAGCGGCCAATTGCGTGCCTTGTCGATGACAACTGGCTTCGACGTGATTTCGTCGTAGTAGCCGTGAATCAAGCCGCGCATTGCGTTGGCTAGTTTCTTGCGTTCGCGGTCATTCTTTTCTAGCAGCGGCTCGCGGTGCCACGTTGTTGCCAACGCATCAAGCGCAGCACCAAGACCAGAGGTAGTTGAAACGTGTGTCTGCGGATTCTGATTCAGAATTGCGGCCAACACTGTGGAGCCAGAGCGTGGAAGGCCGGACAAGAAGTGCAGCTTCTTGGTCAAGTTGTTATTCACTTGGCCTTTTTAACAAAAAAAATAACGAAGTAAACTTTTATTCTTTTTTGGTATTTGCCAAACTATGGTTACAAACACAGTGAGTAGCAATTAGATTCCAATCAGTAACAGAGCCAACTTGAACCGGAGAGGATCTATTAGTTGTATCCCCTAATCCAAGTGAACCATATTGATTATTGCCCCAAGCCCATATGGTCCCATCGGTTTTAAGAGCCAAAACGTGTCTTCGCGCACACTTAACCTGACTCCATGTTGTTAATGAACCAACTTGGACCGGAGACGATCTATTAGTTATATCCCCTAATCCAAGTTCACCGTTTGGGTTTTGCCCCCAAGCCCACAGGGTTCCATCCGTTTTAATCGCACACGCAAAGAAATTTCCAGCAGAAACTTTTGACCAAGTTGTAAGTGATCCAACTTGAACCGGAGATGAATAAGACGTTGTATTATTTAATCCAAGAGATCCAAAGTATCCAAATCCCCAAGACCACAAAGTGCCATTAGTCCTAATGGCAAAAGATATTTGATTTCCTGCTGCTGCTGTTTCCCAAGTAGTTAGTGCGCCAACTTGAACTGGAGAGGATCTATGAGTTGTATTTCCTGTTCCTAATTGACCATTTGAGTTTCTTCCCCAAGCCCATAAAGTCCCATCGGTTTTAATAGATAAAACATGAAGGCTTCCGGGATATACATTAGACCAATTAGTTAATGCTCCAATTTGAGCAGGTGAAGAGCTATTTGCAACTGAACCACGACCAGTTTGACCATAATTTCCCGATCCCCACGACCATAGTGAGTTGTCTGTTTTTGTGGAAAATCCACAGCTATCTCCACCAAAAATATTTTTCCAGTCGGTAGATGATCCAACTTGAACCGGAGAGGAACGGCTTGTAGTTGAACCATTTCCCAATGCTCCCAATCCACCATATCCCCAACTCCAAAGACTTCCATTTGATTTAATTGCAAATCCTTGAGATGAGCCAGCGGAAACTTTAGCCCAATCCGTAAGGGAGCCAACTTGAACTGGAGATGAACGATCTACTATGTCACCTAGGCCAAGTTCTCCGTTGTTATTATTCCTACCCCAAGCATAAAGTTTATACTCAGGTCCTCCAGCACCAGCAGCACCCATTGCAAGTTTGAGAATGTTCGGGTCCATCTTAGTCGACGTAGTCCACAAGTGCAGCGCCACGCCAGCGCGTGCCACTGTCATCTGTGACAAAAATGAAGATGTGGGTTTTGCCCGTCGTCAAAGTGGGTGCGGTGTCCTTGGGCCACTTCACAGCCGCCGGCCAGGTCACTGTGCCTGACGTGTGCGTCAGTTCAAGAGCGAACGCATAAGAGCGAGAGGCCGGAGCGTTTGAAAACGTGAACGTGCTGTTTGCGTTGATCGTCTTGGTGAAGTAGTTACCAGCCGAGCAATCAATGTCGAGCGCAGCAACGGCGACGATGTTCTGGACATAGTTGCCGGACAGATCGAGACGGCCAGCAGCTGCGGTGATCGCGATGCCGATTTTTGTGCCGTCATCGTAAATCTGCGTCGTCTGCAAGGCGGACGTTCCATTGCCCTTGACCAGATAGTTCGCCGTTACGCTTGCAAGCCCAGTGCCACCATTAGCAACCGGCAAGGTGCCAGTCACTGATGCCGTCAGTGAGATGTTGCTGATCGTATTACTCGCACCGCTGATGGTCTTGTTTGTCAGCGTCTGCGTCCCGTTGACGGTAACGGCGTTTCCACCATTACCGCCGATCTGCGCATAGACTTCCCAGGTCGTGCCATCGTAAACCAGCGTGACGCTGACTCCGGTGATGTCGCAGACCAAGTTCTCAGCAGTGCCGTTGATGGTCGAACCGTTGCGGCCAATCGTCAGATTGTTCGTACCGAACGAAGCGCCAGCATCTGCAACGACAACCGTGTCGCCTACCGTCGGCGTAGCCGGCAGCGTTACCGTGAACGCACCGCCTGACGTATCGGCCAGCACTCCTTCGCCGTCCTGCGTCGTGTAGTTTGCCGTCTTGTAGACGTACTGAGTGCCGCCAGACGGCAGGCCGCTGACCTGACCTGCGGTGATCGCGATCGGAACATTGGCAGCCGCGGTAAGTCGACCCTTAGCGTCAACCGTGAATGACGGCACAGAGCCAGCCGTGCCATAGTTGCCAGCGGTGACGCTCGTATCACTCAGCGAGAAGTACAGCGTGCCACTCGTCGTGATTGGACCGCCAGTGACCGAGATGTCGGCGCTTCCCTGCGCGGTCACGCTTGTGACCGTACCAGTGTACTGGTCGGCTGAGTTGATCGTGAAATTCGGATACGTTCCGGTCACGCTGGTCGTGCCAGTGCCCGTCAGTACAACGGTCTGATCGGGTGCCGTATTGATGACTTCGATTGCACCGCTGCTCGTGATGGGACCGCCTGAGATCGAGATTCCCGTTCCTGCAGTGAGCGAAACGCTCGTGACGGTTCCGACGTACTGGTCTGCCGACGAGATCGTGAAGTTCGGGTAAGTGCCAGTGATGGTCGTCGTGCCACCCTGCGTGAGCACAACGGTCTGGTCGGGAGCCGTGTTGGTTACCTCAATGGTACCGCTCGCAGTGACTGGACCGCCAGAAATAGAAATGCCAGTTCCAGCGGTCAGCGCCACGCTCGTCACAGTGCCGACGTACTGGTCGGCGCTGCTGATCGTAAAGTTGGGGTATGTTCCAGTGATCGTCGTGGTTCCGCCTTGCGTCAGCACCACCGTCTGGTCTGGCGCGGTATTCGTCACCTCGATGGTGCCGCTGGAAGTAATCGGCCCACCAGAAATCGAGATGCCCGTGCCAGCCGTGAGCGCCACACTGGTAACCGTGCCGCCGACATCCAGCGAGGACAACGTGCCGGCAGTGTAGGTAAGGCCAGTGCCAACCGTGACAGCCGAGAAGCCACCCGAACCGTTGCCGGCCAGAATCGCCGTGCCAGTCGTGGCAGGTGCGAAGTAGGTCGTGGACTCAAGCGCTGCACTACCTAGACCGAGAGCGGTGCGAGCCGCGCTGGGATTGTAGTTTTCCCAGCGTGACTGCGTGCCATCATAAACCAAGAAGTCATTATTGGTGACGCTTGTGATCTGAACATTGCCATCCGTTTCGCCAAGCGATGAGCCATGCGTCACGCGCACCAACAGCTCGCCATTGGTTGAATCTGCAACGACAACGGCCGCAACTTCCACGCGCGGATTCGGCGCGGTCGGAAGCACCTTCGTCAGCCCACCGGCAACGCTCGGGTTAAAGTAGAGAATATCGCCAGCGACCCAGTTCTCGGCTCCGCCTGTCGTATTGATTCCTCGTATAAGCCCGAACGCGATGACTGAAACCCAGCTGTTCGTTGATCCACTTTCAGCCGCAACACCGATAACGTAGTTGCCTTGATTCGGCTGCAATCCCGTAGCCGGCGCACCTTGGATCTGACCGGACATCCCGACGACACCGGAGAACATAATCACCTGACCGGCGGTGATGGCTGACGATGCCTTGACTCGGTAGTAGTTGGTCTGCCCGACGTTCTGCGTAACGACGCCGCCCTTGAGCGCAATCGCCAGCGTACCGGCACCGTCGGCGTTGTTCCAGTAGATGCGACCAGGCGTCGGCGAAACCGTTGCCAGCGTGTCGAAGTCAACGTAGTCGAGCGACGTGACGACGCCCTGCTCGCCAAAGATCGACTTGACCACACCATCCGAAACCTGCCCGGTAGTAATCGAGATT